GGATACGATAACTGATAGTAATAGTAATTTTGTGGAGGCATATTTTGCCGCTGGCATGGACATCGACATACAGGATACAATCAATAATAACAGCGTGAAAGTGCTTGCAACAGTTGCAGCCGGGACGTTGACATTAACAAGTACGAATGAACTCATCGATGAAGATGCTGGCATAACAACTGTAACGATCACGCGTGTCAAGTTTCCGGCTGGTATCAAGATACCAGTTGCTAATCTCATTAAATACCTCTTGCAGTCATCGTCAATGAATGATGACGACCTCCAAACACAGCGCGTCAAGCTTGGCTCGTACGAAGAGGAATATGGGGCTTTAGATGCATCTCGCTTTCCCCCTACATTGCTATCGCAATTCACCCCGTGGAGTAGGATTGGAATGGTATGAGCGAAATAACCAAAATAATGGCAGATTTTATGACGGAATTGGAAAAAGATTATTCCGACGAGAACTCGGACAAGTCTTTGCTTGTGCCACAAAATAACCGCGAGTATTGGTTATTCACCGAGATTTGGCAACGGTGTAATGATCTAAAAGACAAGATTGGAATGGTATGAACAAAGGCGCTACATTTGACCCTGTGCCAAACACACCCGGCCGTCAAGAGATAGTTGACATCTATGCGAAGTCTTATGCAGCCCTGAAAGACATCCTCGTGGGCGAAGATTTTACGAGAGCGGCCAAACGCCAGGCAGCGCAGAAGATGGTCGAGATACAGAAGCACGTCAAGACTCTTAAACGGGAGAATGCAAAATGGGCGGAGAGATACATCCCGAAAGCGTACAAGAATGGATATTATCAGGACAACGATCTGATAAAACGCTATCTCGGGAACGATTACACGGCTCAATTCTCGAAACTTCAAAGAGAAGCTTCCATGATAGTAGCGTCCGGTGCAGTAAGAGACTTCAACTTAGTTGCGGATGCACTTGGCAATACATTTGAGAGCTATATCGAATACAGCCGGTATGTTGGAAATAAGCGGTTTATCGCGGAGAGGATCGCGGGTGGTATCATCGAGGGACAAACACGGCGGACTGTTTCGAAACATCTGCTCGACGATATGAAAGCTAACATAGTCGATGGTAATATCACAGTCGGCAAAATGACAATGAACGCGAAACGATATACAGACTTGCTTGCCAGAACGGTATCAAGAGCAGCACGAACAGAGGGAACGATTAACAGGCTTAATCAGGACGGGATCGATACGGTGATAATCAGCAATACGGGGGCGATAGATTTCTGTCGGATGTATGAAGATCAAATATTCAGCATATCGGGCAAGAGCAAGCGGTTCCCGAAACTGACATTGAGGCCGCCTTATCATCCGAACTGCACTCATACACTGTCGCCGTTCATATCCGAATTTGCAGACGAGGGTGAGGTTGAGATCGGTTCACAGTTCGATAAAGCTGATTCTGATTTGTCATCAAAAGAAATGGCGCGGAAATATAAACCATTAAAGCAGGTGGCGTAAATGAGCCTCACAGCCCAGCTTGAACAGACATGCGATCTTTACGCTCCGACACTGCAGGCGAACGGTAAAGACGGGTATACAACCGCTGAGACATCAGGAGAGGCATGTTATTTCGAGCGCAAGATCACAGAGGTAAATAACGGCAAGGGGCAAATCGAACTAAGTGACGGCCTGATAGTATTTGACTCGGATGCAACGGTTGACTATGGGTATAAGGTTGTAATTGGGGGTGTGAGCTACCGTGTTATTAAATGCGATCCTTTTACTTTACACGGAACACTACACCATTACGAGGCGTTTGTCAAACAGTTAGGTTTATAAATGGCACGAGGAATAATAATAAAAGGTGTCCAGAGAACGATAAATCAGACACGCCAAGCGTTTACAAAGAAACGGCTAATAGTCAAGGGGCGGTGTAATCGTGTTCAAGCGGATTTACTCAGGAAAGCAAGGGATAACGCGCCGGTCGACGAGGGAACTCACAGAGCATCAATGTCAGGAGAGGTTACCGATCTTGGCTATGGCAACGGCTTTATTATCGAGGTTTCAGGCGGTGACACCCCGTATTCTCTTTGGTTGCATGAAGGACGCTATCGGGCACATCCGCCGCATGGTACAAGTGAGTTTATACGAATCGGTAAAGGCGGTAAACGGACTTCTGTTCACGGCGCGGTTGCAATGAGTATATCAAAGCTAACGGGCGGTTACTATTACGATTCAAAGGGCAACATGGTCGGTAGAAAGTTTTTAACGAGGGCGCTCGATGCGAACAAACAAAGATATATCAAAAACTTGGAAAAACCATTATGAGAGTTGATGAGGTCAGATACTTTGTCATGGCAACGCTCGAACTGAGCGGCGGGTCTGTTGTCTATAATAACATGCACGATACGCCGAATGCACTCGTAACGGTATATGATGACGCTCCTGAACAGGTGATAGTTCATAACACGATAATGATTGCTCAATATCAGGCAATAATCAGGATAGCTGAAGACACAGCCGATACAGTCGGGGAAGCACGGGCACGGACATTGCTCGACCGAGTGAGATCACTCCATAATCGGGAAACATACGACGGCTGTTATTTGACTGCATCAATGAGCGCAGTAACGAATCCGATAACTTTCACGCCCGACAACGGAAGCGGAACAACGAAAGCAAGTACCTTCACGGTGAATGATTATATCCTTATCGGTTCGGAAATTCTTAAAGTGACAGTAGCAAGCACTACGATCACGGCGGCACGGGCACAGTTGGGAACAACTATTGCGGCACACAGCGATAATGACGAAGTGAAAAACATTACTCAGAACCCGATACCGGGTGAGTTATGCGATTCATCGACCGCAAGTGATGGAGTTTTCAATCTCGGACTTGACGAAAAGCAACGACGTATGTGGTCTGTAAACTGGAAAGTGACGGTAAAACCATCATGAGTTTCAGCACAACAGCGCAAATATTAACCGATTTAAGCGGCATAACCTATTCATCGTCAAGCAATACGGTTGCAAGGATGTATCAGATATTGCCTGATGAGTTTATTGACTTTACCGACTTCCCTGTATTTATAGTCACTGATGGCAATAAAGAGTGTCAACCTCACGCAACCAGAGTTTCAAAGGTGTTTTTCCACCCTGAAATACACTTTTTTGCAGAGGCGGAATCGGCCGCAGATATGGCAGCATGGAATGATAGTGCGTATGATGCCATAATGACAAACTCAACACTCTGGAGCCATGCGGACAACGTGAGTGTTGATAATATAGACGCTTTTCAATCACCGGATAGAAGTATACAGAAATTAGTGTTTTATTTAACGATAGAATTTGACGTAGACCATAATTAAGGAGGCTCATCATGGCAGCACCGGTAATAGGAAAAGGATTCATGGCGGAGGCGGTACTTGTACCCGAAGTAGTAGCGACTTTTGGAACGCTTGAAGCATCCGGGCAACTGGCATTTCCATTCGTTTCGGCAAGTGAAACCAATGAGTATATGGACATTGAGGATGAGACAAAACGAGGTTGGGGTGCATCGTCAGTACACGGGCAGGCTGACAGAGAGATCCACCGGGTAACGGTTGTATCCCGTTTCGATTATGATAACTCTGTGGAGTTTCTAATAGGCGTTACGGGTCATGACGCCGCAGACATGACTCCGGTTGCGGAAAACGCACTTATTTATTCGCTCGTGATCGACAAAGTTGTCGAACGGTGGCAGTATACGGGCGGGGTGATCGAAGAAGTGCGTATTATTGGCAGTGCGGATACTTCAATCGTCATGTTGGAATCTGATTTCATCTTTGCAAAACTCACCAAGGCGGCTGCTGCAATTCCAACCGCTTCTCCGACAGCATCGACATATTTGAAAATGCAGGATGCTACATTCAGGATTGGCACAACGGCGGACGCACTGGCTTCGACCGATGCACTTACGATTACGAATTTCACTATCAGAATCAAAAACAATTTCTTAACTAAGTGGGGTACGGCTTCACCATACATCATTGTACCGATTCGAGGAAATCCGAGACAAGTATATCTTGATTTTACAACCTCACGCTATGATGATTCCGATGAAGTTGCAGCTATCGGAGCGGCCATGACAGCAAATTCGATATTACAGGCTGATTTGACGATTTCGGATGGCGTCGAAACGAACAATTTTCTTGCACAGTTTGCAGAGCTCTACCCTACGCCGAACACCAGAACAAATCCGGCGGTTGGCGATGCTTCGCCGCTCATCTTTTCGCCGAGCTTTCAAGCTTTCAAAAATACTAACAACCTCACTCATATGTCAACAGTGACAGAGGATATCAGAATCTTAACGGCAACCTAAGAGGGAAATATGCCAATAACTTTCAAATGCGAAAAACAGAAGCCCTTTACTATCGAGCGTGATGGCACGGTGTTTTATTTCGATCTTGACGATGCAGTTATGAAACGTGTGAAACTCAATGCAACGCTGTCGAGGGAATATGACTACGGCGCTTTAATGGTTTCGCTTTTCAGGTTCGCACTCATAGGATGGGATAATCTGCTTGATGAAAAAGGCAATGAAATCGCATTTACTTCCGGGATACGTGATGCTCTTGTTCTCAAATCTGATGTGTTTGACGAAAATGATATTATTGAGTTTATGGAACACTTCGAACCTACCGGAGTCGAAGCCACAACCGAAAATAAGGACGGCGATACTTCGACAGACTCAGCACCCGATACTACAGACAAACAGGAGAATTGACCTTGATAAATGTCTTAACGAGGCTATCGTCTGGAACTGGACACCATTCAAGTGCAGCGGGTGCAAAGGCTACCCATACTGTGCTATCCCTGGAAATGGATGTATTGAATTACAGGGGAATGCAACGCCGGCATGGAATAATGATTTTTTCATTGCCTTGCTTATCTATCGGAAAGCGATACATCTCTCCGGCTCGGACATGAACGGGTATCCGACTTTGAGCAAATTGGAATTTGTTATGAATTACGAGGATTACGAGGTTGACGACAAAGAGACGTTTTTTGAGTACTTGCTTGCGATACACGATCACACTAAACGCTTTATCAGCGAGAAACCATAATGCCTCAAGGAATTGTTGTACAATTTACGATTGACGAAAAAGGCGCAGTTAAAAACATTCGTACAATCAATAAAGAACTCAGGGATACCGAGAAAGCCGGTGGTCAGGCCGAAAAGGGTTTATCTAAAATAAGCTCAGGTTTAGGTAAACTCAATTCTCTTATGGCTGGTGCTGGTTCCATGTATCTGCTCAATAAATTAAAAAATAGTTTTATGGAAGCGGCCAATAATGCAGAGCAATACCAAACCCGGTTAGGGGTACTCTTACGGTCTCAAAATGAAGGCAACCGCATGTTCGAAGAAATGGCGAAGTATGCCTCAAAAGTACCTCACACCTATGATCAAATCATGGGTTCTGCGACAAACCTTGCTGGTGTCATGAGGGGCGGCGTAAATGAAGTGACTAAATGGATGCCACTCATAGGAGACCTTGCGGCAACGACCGGACTTTCAGTTCAGGACACTACAAGCCAAGTCATTAGAATGTATTCGGCAGGAGCGGCAAGTGCTGATATGTTCCGTGAGCGTGGTGTTCTTGCAATGATGGGATTCCAAGCTGGCGTCTCTTACAGCGCAGAAGAAACCCGCAAAAAGATGATGGATGAATGGCAAAAAGCTGACAGCCAGTTTAGGGGAGCTACAGATAAACTTGCCGAAACATGGAAGGGCAAAACATCGATGCTTAGTGATGCATGGTTCCAGTTTCGGACTGATGTTATGAATTCCGGTGTTATGGATTGGATAAAAAAAGAAGTTGATGGAGTTATCAGTAAAATCGAAGAAATGAAAAAGTCGGGGAAATTTGAAGATTTTGCACAAAATATTTCCGATAATATAGTCGGCAGTTTGGGCAATGCAAAAAATATCTTTAATGATTTGTTACCTATTGTAAAAACATTGGGCAATACACTTGGAACAGCCATTGAAGGCTTTAATTCGCTGCCGGGTTGGGTAAAAGAATACGGAGTAATCGCTGCTGTTTTTACCGGGAAAAAGGGAATGCTGGCATTGGGGGGTCTTTCCTATTTGAGTTCCGATAAATTCATTACGGATATTGCAGAAAAAAGCAATGAGGACGCCGCTGAATTAAGAAAGAAACTGGGGTTGTCTGATGATTTCCAGTTTGGCCCGAAGTACGGCCTTCTTGCAAGAAAGGAATACGGAACACCTTTGGTATCGGGAATTGATAAGATAGTTAATATGCCTAATATAACCACACCAAAGGCTGAAATATTATATCCCTTTATAGAAGATATAAAAACGAGATCATCGAAAGAAGCTAAAGTTACTGAGCTTCCATTTGAGGGGATAGAAATTAAACTTCCTTTTGAAATTGACCAAGACATTTTAAAAAATAATATCAAAGAAAGCGAATCGTATGAAAAGGAACGCCGATCATTATGGATTGAATCCCGTGAACTTATGATAGAACAAGCAACCGAGGGATACGACACACAGAAAGAACTCCTGAAATTCCATTTTGATGCTGAATTCGGATTAATAGAAGAGCATGATGAACGGCGTATTTTGGCAGCGCAAATTTTAGCAATGAAACTTGGCGCAGTAGACGAAGAACAATCAAAGGTACAAATTAAGTTCATGGAAGATCGTGTCGCATCTTTTGCTCAGACATGGGGATCAATGCTCTATAATGCTCAGACACAGGCGGGCAATACATTTGATAATATTACTCGTATGTTTAAAAATATGATGGAACAAATGGCTGTTTATTCTGCGATGGGTGGTTTGTTTAGTCTTATAACTGGTGGGACATTCGTAAAGGGTGCGGGGATAGCTATCAAAAGTATGTTTCCATTTCTCGAAAAACGTGCAACCGGCGGCCCGGTTATGGCGGGCGGTCTCTATCGTGTGAATGAACGGGAACCGGAGTTCTTTCAGCCCTATACATCTGGCAAGGTTATTCCTTTGAGTAAAATGACAAGCAATGATTATTCGGTTGGGAATATCAATGTGACAGTAATAAATCAAAACAGAGAACTCGACCCGCAGCAAGTAGCGGATGCGATTGAAAAAGCTGTTTATCTTAGAAAAATGAAGGTTGCATAATGGCAGACCCGCAGTTTGAATATCCGGATACCACAAGCCCGACAACCACGATCACCTTTCCAAAGGGTGGCTTCAGGGGTGATGTGCCGACCGGACAGCGGACGTTCAATCAGACGACCGATAAATCACAAGCCGGTGAGATAATGACAATGTCACATGGCACGAACTACCGTAAATTCAATTACAGTGCATGGGTAGCGATAGCAACGCAATCCGGGAATATCGCCGATATAACCAAGATTGAAACATTTATTAATACAACGATCAATGGATCGTTAAAAGCCTTTTATTACACGCCAGGGGACGGTTCAACGGCATTTAAAGTGAAGCTCATGAATCCAGACAGTATATTAGTTGAAGATTATGTCAATTATCATGAATTACGATTTGAAATGCAAGAGGTCGATTAATGCGTGATTTTAGTGCGGTATCGAATATAAACGATAATTATAAAAAGATGGGTATTGACGCCCGCTTGCATGTGCGTATTCCCGACCTCGGACTTGAATTGAATCAAGGCATCGGAAGTGCCGGAACAATCACACGACAGATTAAACCATTCGGCGGTTTAGAACAGGTATCGACACTTCGCATATCGAATCTTGAACTTTCAGAAGAACTGAAATTTTGCACCGAAGCAAGTTTGAACGCAAAACCGCAAGGCGCAATCAGGGGAGCCGGACGACTTATCAGTATAGGGAATTATGCAGAATCGTATAACGATGTGAGAAATGCAACGTCTGCCGATGAATTTATGTGGCCGACAATCACAGTCGGGCAATCCTATGATGCAGGTACTAATAAATATTATAATTATCGCGGGTTTATGCAGTTCTCAGTCCCGTCTGGAATAACCTCTTGCGAGGAAGCAACGATATTTCTGCAAGGGATAAATACTTATCTCACTTCAAGCACGAATATAAATCTCATTCTTGTTGCGGGCACATGGTCATCGTTAGGCAGTTACGGAATCGGGAATACGGCAATATTCAATGATTTCACCGGCTGGCAGGCAACCGGCGCTTATACCGATTATATCACTCAGTTGAATATTGCATGGTCAACAGCGGAGTTTATCACTTACAGCGCATCTTTGCCCGTAAATGAGCAGAGTAATCATTTACGTCTTAATGCAGCCGGGTTGGCTGCAATCGTGGCCGCTACCGGCGGCACAATCAAGTTTATGCTCTTGAGCGAAAACGATGTCACAAATACAGCCCCAACAGGCAATGAATTTGTACAGTTCAACGCTGAGTCGGTTACTCTCGAACTCAGATACAATACAAAGAAACTTAAAAATCGAACAGCATATGTCTACCGTTATTATGGAACCGAGCCGTCAAGTTATACCGGCATGGCGGAACTTTACCGGGGCAGGATAGATAACTTCAGTATCGACAATAAAGAACTTGAACTTGACCTTGTAAAAAGCGATGTGGTTCAAAATCCCATTATACCAAAAAATATTATTACCGATGATGATTTTACGAATTGCCCGGAAGAAAACTTGGGTAAACCATATCCAATAACTTATGGCGATATTTGGCAAGGCACACGAACTCATAAAATCGGTATCGGTTCTGAATATTCCGGTTCTTCTATTAATCCGCTTTCCGGTGTGCGTGACTATTTTCCATTTCCGGTAGTGGATTTTGGTGATTTTGACCATGATACACCGATGAAAATTCTTATAGCAAAAACAGCATTGAAAGACACTATCAATGGATTCCCGGCGTTTTATTCGAGTGGCATGAAAGGGTTTTCCCGATTCTGGGCAAATATCAGTTCTGATAAAGGCTCTGGATATTCATATATTGAGGCAACCCCTAAATCACACCCCAATCAATCAAACAGTGATGTATATCCAACGGAAGTGAATGCTTATAACATTGATTTCTTTGGAGAAGGAACCAGTATTATCCCATCCTCGGTTTACTCGTCTGTAAATTTTACTAATCCAGAAAATGCGTATTCGGCTGCCGATGTGGCTTTGTTCAGTGAATCAACCTCATGGGCACAATATGCGTTCCCATCTATAAGTTCATCGGGTGAAATAAAAAAAGTAGAAGTATCATTTTACCTTACAGATAATAATACCGATCCGGCTATTGATTTAATATTAAAAGTGTTAGAAAAACCTGCACAGTCAAGAGATATTGAGCGCAGTGATGGGATAACAACCAATATAGATTCATCAACAAGTAATTTTTCACGGGCAGTAGGAAATTGGGGCGGTATAGGCGTTACCGCTGGTGATATGCTCGTTATCACAACCGGCGATAATGAGGGACGTTACCGTATAAAATCTGTTCCTGACACTTCAAATCTAAGAACAGAAAAGCAACCAGATGAAGCTGAAACCGGACAGACGTTTCATATATTGGCTGCCGGTTCAGTACTTAAAACAGTAACATCAATATATAATACAGGAACAAGAATAATAAATATTACAGACCTTGACTCAGGTAAAATGGATTGGGATTTATCGTCAAAACTTATTCAGATTGAAGTCAGTGCTTTTGCATCCCCGGTTCTTGATTATGAAATATCTTGTTTACAGGTACGATATTTTAGCACGCCTGAACGTATCACAACAGTTTATCTTGATAGCCAAGGTGTTGCAGATGACGGCTCCGGCACGATCACCGGCGAAAATTCTGCACTCATTGAAAACCCCTCTCATATCATCGAATCACTTGCTCGTGACGAAATCGGCATGGCAGCCGCAGAAATCGACACAACAGCATTGGATACACTTGCAACCGATTTGCCGAGTTGGATACTGGCATTCCAACTCACCGAGCAGCAAGAAGTCAATAACATTCTTGACGGTATAGGTGAGCAATGCCGGACTATTATCTATCGTGACGAAGAGAATAAACTTACAGCCAAGGCGTGGGATACGACAGACTTTTTCCCGCACTCAGGAACAAACACACCCGGCGATCTCGATATATTTCAGGAATCTTGCAGTCCGGCGGCGGACGGTACCGGCAATGAGATAATGACACGTAACCCGATAATGGATTTTACTCTTGAACAGATTAATCCGGCAGATGTCAAAAACTCATTTGTGCTGAATTATAAGAAAAACTATGCAACAAGCGGATACGAAGGTACGATCACAATGGATAACGGCGATGGTACTGTCGGGAGCGTTGGCACATCCCTTATAGCAGGCGATGAAGCGTACATGGAGAATAGCCAGACTATTATAGGATTGGAAACGCTGTGCGCTGGATCATATACGAATTGTGATAGTACAACTCAGACATTGAAGATAGATGCTGATTATATTCGAGACCGGGCAACGGCTGTGAAACTATTTCAGCATTTAATTGAAACGAGAGCGCCCATACGGCATGTAGCAACTATCAGGACACGGGAAAACCCGGCGCTCTGGGTAGAAAATGGAGATATGATAAATATAAGACATCGCCGAATTTATGAATATTGCGGGATCCCGACAGCGCAGAAAAAGAAATGGTTAGTTTACAGAAACGATCACAGCCTCGGAGATGGGCAAATACTATTAAAAGCGATTGAAGTTAACTTGGTGGCATAATGGCAAAAAAACGCAGAGGCCCAACTACTGTAGTGACAGCGACAACACCGGCGTATGTGCCGGGTGTGCCGACTATTTCCTCGAATGGAAGCGGTTCGATAACATTTAATTTCTCGGCATCCGGAACAGCTAACACAATAAACTCTGATAAAGCACAGTATGCCGTCTATGATAACACGAATGGTAATTATCTGAAACCGGATGGCACAAGTAACGGCGCTTCCGAAAGTTGGAATGATTATTCAACATGGAATGATGGTGAGATAACGGTTCCCGGGCTTACTGATTATACGGCGTACACTTTTAAAGCCAAAGCGAAAAACGAGGCAGACGTAGAGACAGCCTTTTCAGCTAATTCCCTGACTATGACTACAACACCCGGATTGCATTACGGAGAAACGTCCGATAATCTGACACTGGAAATCACACCGAGCGACACAAGAGTTTACGGAACACCGACAGTAACTGGCAATTATGCAACCGATGATGAGGACAGTTACTACGGAGCGATAATTCTCTCGTATGTATTACAGAACAACACCGAAACACTGAGCCGTGTAGAAGTTCAGTTTTCAGAGAATTACGATCCCGATTTAGAAACCGGCGACTGGAGTACGGCAAATGCAATCAGTTCGGCAGCCGGAGCGTCCCCGAATACCCGTGCAATAGATGTGAATAACGGTTCATCTAAAGGCGTGATAACAGCCGAGAGCGGAACGCCGTTTGCCAATTTTGCAGCCGGAATGAGCATTACCATCACCAGCTCAGAGAATGGAAATGAAGGGACATATACACTCGAATCCGCAACGGCGACTGTACTGACAACCACAACAGTCATTGCCGGGACTGACAACGCAGACGATGAATCAATAGTAATAACAGGTGGTAATGGTTTAATAACATTGGCAACGGACGGGGTGGGAGTCACTCACACGTTCGTATGGGACTCATACACCGATTCAGGCGGCTCCGAACTTGATTTGTCGGTATATCTCAGGGTTCGGGCTTATGATACCTCACAGAGCGGCGGAGACGCCTCGGATTATGAAATTACGGATGTGTTCGGAGTAAATAATAGACCGGCGAAAATAACATGGATAAATGGCGATACATACCCTTGGGGTGACGATACCACGCCAATAATTATGGCGGTCATGACTTACCTAAGAGGCGGAATCGGCGTTGGTTTCCCACGCATACACTTCTTTGAGGATTCCGGCGGCTCAATACTTGTTTTGACGCTCGATAGTATACTTTCAATCGCCGGGTGGGAATATGAAGACGCTCCAGATTCTTGGAACACAATGACTGTCGCCGGTATTCCCGGAAGCATAGCGAATGGCGTAAACAGGATACGAATAACCGTGCAGGCAATAGATGCTTTACCAGCCGATACTTATTATATCAATGGCGAAATGGGAGAGGTACAGGATACATAATGAAACTTAAAATCTTGGTAGTATTTGACATAATAGAATTTATAATAGCCGTATATCTGAATAGAGGTGTTTTTAATGGATAAATGGAAACTTTTAGCGGTTGGCGGAATTACAGCCTTACTTTCCACCGTGGCGGTCATGGTCGGCATTGATAGACAAAATAATTCATTTACTTTAATCAATAAGTCCGGCCATGAACGCCTTTTAATTCAGAGTGCAGAAGTAATCAAAGCAAAGCCCGGCGATGAAATAGTATCGAAACGTACGGCAAATTCGAAGCATTATAAGATCACAAATAACAAGTTCCGAGCTGAAATAAAGATGCAACCTGAGCATTATCTTGATCCAATGGACGGTCTTTATAAAGAGCCTGATTTGACAGTGAAAGAGATCACGGTAGAAGCGAAGACAGATCCGAACCGAACGCATGACAAGTATGTCGATCCCGGTAACGGACTGCCGAAGACAACATGGTTTGACGGTGAGCCTGACAATTACACGTTCTATCATCCGGGCGGCGATTCCGTCAAATATCATTGTCTGTTCGACATGCAGAAGATCGACGTTGCGCTGGTATACGAAGCTGAAATCACGAAAGAGTATATCACGTTAGACGATGCTGCGGACGGGAACACACTGTCATGGATAATCGAATCATCGGCACAATTTGAATTAAGAGGACGTGAAGTTTACTATACCGATACAGAGGGCAATTTCCTTTTCAGGAATCCGGCTCCTTGGGCAAGAGACGCAACCGGTAAGGATATTCCAATAACGGTGACACTTGGTTTTGACTTGTTGAAATATACACTCGACATCCCGGAATCAGTCACTTATCCGATAACGGTTGATCCATCGACAACAACGCAGAGCGTTCTTGACGGCAGTCTTGAAACATATTCAGGTCAATACAGTGGAGGAGCCGGTACGGGTGCGAGGGATACATTAACAGCGAATACGCAAAACTCTATACTTTGCGGGCAGATTTGTGGTTCATTATACATGGTACAACGTGGGCAGGCGAGTTTTCCTCTCGATGGTGCATGGTCAACAAATATTGCAACGGTGACGGCAGTTAGTATGAATCTGTGGATGTTAAGCGATCAAAGCACTATAGATTTTACGGTTGCTCTTGTGCCAAGTACAAAAAAAGGAACGCTTTCCCCCGGCTGGTTTAATGATTTCAGCGGGTGGCAAGCGACAGGAGTATATTATCCGGTTTATTATAATACAATAGGTTCAACGGCTGATATGACAGTAGGTCAATATAATGCGATAGATTTTTCAGCGGCAGGATGTGATTCGGTTTTTGATAATATTGGTGATTCACTTCATGTGGCATTAATATCAGATCGTGATATAGGCAATATAACACCGCCGACCGGTAATGAAAATGTTGCTTTCGCTGGTTCTGGGACAGGTGGTAAAGAACCGTATTTATCAATCACTTATACTTCGATTGTGCCGACCGGGTTTACTATGGTGGCGGTTGTAGCGGATTCAATGACATTTACATGGAATGACATTTATAATGATGAGGATGGTTATATAATCGTAAGTGCCAGTGATTCAAACTATGCGATAAGCGATACACTTGGGGCAGACGTTGAAACGATCACTGTCGGGGGTTTAACACCCGATTCACTCTATGCTTGTAAGGTTCGAATTATCGACTATACCGATGGCTGGTATGGCATGTCCGCAGCCGATAGCGAAGCGACCAATCCGGCATTACCAACAGGTCTGGCAGTAGTTCCCGCACATCAGGACACAGTACATTATACGTTCTCGGCAAACAGTAATCCGGTAACGACTACATATGCAATGGCTATTATTGGCTCTGATGGCGATACTTTATGGGTAGATTTTACCCCGAAACCGGACACACTAAGAACGTCAAACGGCGGTGTGGATTCGCTCTATACATGGGGTTGGGCAAGACGCGACAGTATCGTTGCATTCAGTGATTCCGGATTAATCTATATACCAAATTACACAGGTGAAACACTTGATTATTATATGTATTCCGAAGGTCAAGATGACGGTGACTAAAACAATAAGGAGGCAGTAATGAGAAGAATCACGGTATTATTTACAGTGTTTATGTTCTTAATTTCAGCGGTAAGTTTCGCTCAGAGTTACACAGGCAACCACGAAAGCAGAGCGCCTTTCGCCAGCGTAATGGATGAAGATTTTTTCCTTGAGGTTGTCCAAGCAGAGGGAGCCGACAGTACGCTTATTACATTAGATGCTACCGCAGGCGCTCAGGACACCGCATTTACTAAAAAAGTCTTTCCGCTGGGTTATAACTTTATCATGCCGGTTATTGTCACTGCCGAAACTGACTCGACAACGTTAAAACTTGTTGTCCGAAGTGGTGTATATAACAAATATACAGAAGCTTATGTCATGACTGATGTAGATTCGCTTACAGTTACATCGGCTTCACAGGCGGTTAATCCGCCTCAATCAATAAGTATACCGGGTGGTAAAGTATTTGATATATCGGTAAGAACAGAGGACGGTAACGCATGGTCACAGGCAACTACTATCAGATTATGGTACAGGCGCTATAGATAAGGAAGCGGGTGAATAATGATACAAATGGGAGATGCGATTGTGATATTTGGTGTCTTCGGAACTGTTACAACGGCTATAATTAAATTAGTGCCGAAGCGTAGATCAAATGATAATGGTGTTTGCCCTTCTCATAGTGGATTATTAGCCAATATAGAAAACACAGAGCGCCGTCTTTCAGTGATAGAAACTGATACGAAGGAAATCCTTAAATACGTGAAAATGAAATAATGACCTTTTACGAAAAAAGACGTATAAATTTGCAGATCACACCGCATTTCAGATATGACGAATTATCCTGTAAATGCTGTAATAGGCTGATTACAGATGATTTGATGTATCGGACTATGAATAAACTTGAACGTGTCAGGGAAGCTATTGGCATACCTCTGATAATCAATTCAGGGCATAGATGTGAGAAGCATAACAGGGAAGTCGGCGGACAGCCGAACTCTTGGCATTTAAGGTTCGCAGTAGATGTCAGACCAGAAGACCCTAAAAAATTTAATGATTTTTTAAATACGATTTTGCTCATGAATTATGACCATAAACTGTTCAACGGTGTCGGTTGGTACTGGAGTTTCGTACATCTTGATTGCAGGCCGAATCCGTTCACTTGGGATAATAGAACTATACAGGCGGTGAAACGATGAAAACTCTACGATGGAAATGGCTGCTTGGATTAATATTCATTATCGTTATGCTCGTGGTTTGTCAAAATGGTCATGCAGATGCGGGAGTCGTGAGGCATATGTGGGGTGGAGGTGATAATTCTGATGGGCTAACATGGACTACAGCATATAATACAAACGCAGCTATGAAGGCGGATATTTCCGGTGTAGATACCATATTTGTAAGCACTGGAAGATTCTCCGATAAAAGTGACAATTACGCATTAATGTTACCGGCAGGGATAACGGTAAAAAGAGCAACGGTTGCTAATCATGGTTCAGCCACTGGATGGGAAGATTCGCTCGGTGCTGGGACGACAATATTTGAGAATAATGCACTTACTATCGGAAGAGGGATTTTTTATGGCGATGGCAATGGTATAGTTATAGATGGTAGCTATCGAACTGATGACTCGACAGGTTACGGTTTAAAGTTTACCTTTGCTAATTTTGATACAGCCAACGCTTGCTATGCTTTGTTTTTTGGTGGTGGGAATAATCATACGGTTAGGTATTGTGAAATCGAAGGAAATGGTATATGGGGAACTACTACTGACTCAGGTTTAGGGGGAATTATTTTTCAAACCGCCGCAGCAACAGGAAGTACTATAGAATACAATTATATACACGATACCGATGCTAATCATTTACAGTTAGCTGGGGGTAAAAGCAATTTTACTATCCGCTATAATTATTTCAAACGCAGACAGGGAAATGCTCATGGTGAAGCTATTCATATGTTGACAGGAGCTAATACAACCGCTAATATTGATATATTGTATAATAGGTTTCAGGATATTGCCGGAACCGCTTGTATCTTTACCTCTGGAGCAGCTACAATTTCAGGTGTTGATTATATAGGAAATACATTTGTAAGTACTAATAATGCATATTCGGAATTTGGCGAGGAAGGCTTTTACAATACTAATAACTGTATCGCATATAAAAGTGACGTAGTGAGTTGTACAGATGTTCGTATAATTAATAACTCTTTCTACGGCTATGGATCAATATCCCTTAACGGTGGAATTGATGTTACTAACGCTGTGAGCGGGTGTATTGCGGAAAATAATGTATTCTTCGAGACAGGAGTTAATGATAATCTTGGAACATTCAACTCACATGATTACAATTTTACTAATAATACCGCAGCGAGCGATAGTATAAAGAATGAGGCGAACGGTGGTGTGCCTATCTCGAATCCTTTTACTAACTTTATATTGTGTTTACCGGCTAACTCAATACCCCCACGAAATTCAGGAAAGAATCAAGATACTATATTTACTGTTGATAGAAGGGATACTCTTTTCGTAGTTGACTCATGGACAGTTGGAGCATTGGCGTTTGGCGGGGAAGCTCCACCGGCAGGGCGTCCGCATCTGGATAAAATATTCATGGTTATGGATTCCTATGTTGGAGCGAGCCCTGATAGTATTCCCAAAACGGATATTGCTGATTCGATTCTTTCCGGCGATACAGCAGTGCTGGGTGAGGATATAAAGACAACATCTACAATTGATTTTCCCGAAGGGGATGTATTACTACAGTCAAAAATTAACAGTATATTTAAGATTTCGGTCGAGCAGGATTTGAGTAGCTTTACCTATGTTCCGGGGGAAGTACAGTATTCTGATTCACTCGATTCGGGGGCAGATAATCGTGATAGCAATTTACGGCATGGTGTAGGTTTTTTTCTGCTTACTGCCGGTTCGTTAATGGGATATAATGACACGCCACGCGATGGCAATATGCAATTCCAGATGAATATTGCACAAGGTGCAACTATTGATGAGGCATTCCTTTTACTATACAATGATAGAGCTTTCACAGAAACTTTAAATCTTAAAATAGGAGCACATGATCAGGATAATGCTGCTGTTTTGACTGATTCTACTGATTTTAATACCGGTATTGCAAATTTTACTACAGCACAGATAGATTGGGATGGGGATGTGACTAATGATGCTTTTATACAATCACCGGAAATAAAAACAGTAGTGCAGGAGATTGTCGATAGAGGCAGTTGGGTTGCTAATAATTGGATAAGCTTATATGTGATAGATGATGGTACAATCGGTACAAAATATATTGAAAGTTATCAATATGATAATGAAACTCTTTATCCTAAACTCTATATAACATGGACTGAGGGTGGTGGTAACAGTTATGCTGGAAAAACAGTTGCTGAACCGAGACAGGTTTTTCTCAATGGTGTGCTCGGTGTTAAACAGGTTACGACCGATTCGCTGTATGACGAAAGCCCTAACTGGGTATACGATGACGGAAAGGTTAAGATATTCCCTGGCGATACTACCGGTGTCCACATAACCGGATTTGCCCCCGCTATTACCGTAACGGATTCGATGCTGGTTAGGAATATCGCCGTTGAGAATGCAACTATAGGATTCACTTTCACCGGAGCACTGAATAAACTCCATAATGTATTTCTTGATTCAATGACAGTAGGCTTCAGCCTGCCTTCCGGTTCACTCGAAATCGCAAATGACTTCTTCACCGCTAACGTAGACACAGCCGGAAGCGTGGCTGTTGTGGATAGTCTGACAGCATTGAAACTTTATTCGGTTAATGACAACTATACCGAAGCCGGTGTTGAAGGGGCGTTGAGTGATATAGCCACATCAGTAGTAACCTCCGGTGCTGATTTGGATGCTGATTATACTCCTAACAGCGGTTCTACAACTATTGATGCCGGAACAAATACTACCGATGGGCTTGAGGTGTATATAAGGGATTTGGGACCGAGGGAGTTTCAGAGATTGCTTGCTCTAACCTCATTCACTGGAGGAGGAACTTACTCTGTTGGAACATCATATCCAATAACATGGACATCGACAGGAGTTGATTCTATTCAGATTGAATACACATCGGATGAACTTAGTTATAACAATGTAATTGTAAGTTTGTCTGCTGCGCTTGGAACTTATAACTGGACAATTCCGAACGATGCTTCTACCACATGCAAGGTTAGAATTACCGATGTAGACGATGGAAGTGTGAGTGATGAAAGCAGTTCGGTGTTTACGATAGTGAGCGCCATAACCGATACACGATTCAACGGACAGGGCAGATTTGAAGGCTCGGAACCGTTTAACGGACAGGGACGGTGGAACGGAGTATCGACATGGTAAACTGGCATTTCATTAAAAGGTGCATAATCAATTTCCCGCCGTGGTCAAGGATAGCATTTTATATATCACTGGCTTGGATAATCGGCACAATATGGAAGGTTTTTACTGCAGTTAAATCATTTATCAGGAGGTTGTTATGAGTTTTATCATTAGTATCATTACAAAGTTGGGTATTACTAATGCTGTACTTATTACAGTGCTTCCAACGGCATTCGTGTATGTAATGAAACTTATGCCGAATGAAAAAGTATATGCCGGAGTTCGGATGTTCTTTCGGGGTATCGGTATAATTATCAGTAAGACAATGTGCGCCGTCCCGATTGTCGGCTCAATATGGAATAAAGTCATTGAACCTTATTTCATTGATCTGTTCCAGAATACTATACTGGCGATGTGCGATGGCCTCGTTTCTGGGCTTAAACAGGACAATTCAATCATTGACGAGAAAATAAAATAGCTCATATCTACTATGTTGCTTTTTAAAACATACCCCCCTCATTAAAACATGAGGCACATGCGCTCTAAACGGGCGCATTTTTATTGCCTGAAAAGATTTATTATCAAAATTATTAATATTTTCCTTGACAAAATCAAATTAACAATATATATTGTGGGTAATTGAAATATCCAACACATAAAACAAGGAAGACATTATGACAAACAATAAGCTAAAAGGTGCTATCATATCAGCATATGGTTCGCAAGGAGATTTCGCCAAGAAAATTAAGATTGCCGAGTCAACAGTATCAAGAGTTATTACAGGTAGATGGATTCTTACAGATAGAGAAAAAGCGCAATGGTCAAAAGCACTTGGCTATAGTATTGAATACTTATTTGGGGAATGACATAAAAATGATAACGACTAAATTTCTAAAAGACCATGATGCATGTGAAACGACACTCTATGTGTTTAAACGAAATTGCCCGACCGGTAGGGTTGGCATTAAAACTGTGTTAGAGAAACCATGCACTACCAGGAGATTTGCATGGGCTGAGAAGTTGCTCGCAATATTATTAAACCGAGATAATTTTATTGATTATTTAGATGCAACCGGTGCTGTCTGTAGCTGGAATTCTAATTCAGTGAATACCAAAATCATCATGAAGGGTTACGAAATACTCATTAAACAAGAAGCACAGAACAAGCTAAAAAAGGATATCTGACATGAAACCAACACATGAACAATTAGAAAACATCCGAGAGTTTAACAAATATCGCAAAGATAATCCTAATGAAGAGATTGACCTCATTGGGGCCAAACTCATTGGAGCCGACCTCAGTGAAGCCGACCTCAGTGAAGCCGACCTCAGTGAAGCCAACCTCAGTGGGGCCGACCTCAGTGGAGCCTGCCTCAGTGGAGCCAA